GCAGCGATTGTGGCCTACGAGATGTTAATGAAGCAGGAGTCCAATGGCTGACAACAGCGCAGACATAGCCAAGAGAATTATCCTTGGCTGTGTAGCAGAGGGTATGACCATTGAGGCAGCTTGTGCCTCCGCCGGTAAATCCATTAAGACTTATGAGTACTATCGTAGAACCGACAAGATCTTTACAGACAAGGTTGACCGAACACGCCTTGGTCTGAAGGACAAGTCCTTTGCAGCCTCCGATGTTCACGACTTAACCTTTGCCGAGTTTCGCCAGAAGTATTTACACTCCCGCACCTTCCCACACCAGCAGAACTTGATTGATGTAATAGAAGGCCGCGAACCTGGCTGGCTACACCCTTCTATGAAGTACGAAAAGGGTCTGGCTAATAACCGTATTCTTTTGAATATCCCGCCAAACCACGCCAAGTCTATGACTGTGACCATTGATTACGTCACTTGGCAGGTTTGTCAGAACCCTAACTTTAGAGTACTCATCGTATCTCAAACCCAGCAGTTAGCTGCAGACTTTCTCTACGCCATCAAGCAACGCCTGACGCATCCAAATTATGAAGCACTCCAACAGGCTTACGCTGCTGGCGTAGGGTTTAACTCTAAGTCTGCCTCGTGGCAGGCAACCCGTGTCACCTTCGGTGATGAGCTGAGAGAATCCTCAGAAAAAGATCCAAACATCGAAGCCGTCGGTATCGGCGGTCAGATCTACGGTAAGCGTGCCGATATGATTATCGTAGATGACGCTGTTACCTTAAAGAACGCTAACGAGTTCGAAAAGCAAATCCGCTGGTTAACCCAGGATGTGCGCTCTCGTCTTAACCCTACTGGTAAATTGATTATTGTAGGTACCCGCGTTACCGCAGTTGACCTATACCGCGAACTTCGTAACGAAGACCGCTACCCAGGTGGCCTTGTTCCTTGGAAGTATCTGGCTATGCCAGCATTACTGGAGACACACGAGAACCCCGACAAGTGGGTTACCTTGTGGCCTGCAAGTGATGCTCCCTTTGACGGGCAGATGGAATCTGATAAGAACGAAGATGGACTCTACCCACGCTGGAATGGTCGCAACCTTTACAACGAACGTCAAGCAATGGATGCATCTACTTGGGCGCTGGTCTATCAGCAACAAGACATCTCAGATGATGCCATCTTTGATCCAGTATGTGTGCGAGGTTCTATTGATGGTATGCGTAAAGCAGGTCGCTTGGTTCCTGGTAACCCAGGCCATCCACGCGATGTCAATGGCTTTTCTTTTATTTGTGGTCTTGATCCCGCTATGGTTGGTGATACAGCCGTCGTTTGTTACGCTGTTGATCGGGCTACACATAAACGCTATATCGTTGATGCTATTAAAATTACTAGGCCAACGCCTGCTGCGATACGCCAGTTAATCTTTGACTGGACATCTCTCTACCAGCCCAGTGAGTGGATAGTAGAGAAGAACGCTTTTCAATCTTTCTTAACCCAAGACGAAGGCATCCGCCAAAATCTTGCAAGTCGTGGCGTTCTATTACGTGAGCACCATACAGGTACTAACAAGTGGGACTCCGGTTTCGGCGTTGCTTCTATGTCGACCTTGTTCGGCACAAAGCAGTTCGACGGCAAGCACCACCGCGACAACCTTATTCATTTACCTAGTGACCAAACTGAAAACATTAAGGCGCTCATTGAGCAACTGATTACGTGGTCGCCTAATACTAAAGGTAAGACCGATATGGTGATGGCGTTGTGGTTCTGTGAGATCCGAGCACGTGAGATGCTCAACCAAGGTATGCACAAGACACACCATATGAAAAATCCATTTCTATCTCGCTACGAGGTAGGCAAGCGAACAGTTATCAACATAGATGAACTGCTCGCAGAAAAAGATCGTACATTCATCTAAGGAGATAACAATGGCAGACAAGACAGTTAAAAAAGGAACAAAGTCTAATCAGGCTAAAGGTTCCTCTACAGGACTTAAGAAGTTTCTAGGTCAAGAAGAAAAAATGTACGAGCCTCGCAAAAAAGGTACAGGTAAGCTTAAGTACCAGAATGTTATTAAAGAAGCTCGTGTTGATACAAAGAAAGATACAAAGCCAGTAGCAGTTGCAGGCAAGAAACTCACAAAGTCTGAAGCACAGGCACGTAACCGCAAAGCAGAAAACATTGCTAAGCAGATTGATCGTGAAGAAAAGATCCGCAAGGGCGTACGTACTGAGAAGCCTTCTACTAAGAAGGTTCCAGTTAAGCCACGTGGTGGCGCTGGTATGCGTGGCGGTTTAGGTTCATTCGGCAGCGGCGGCGGTCTTCGCGGCTCAGTAAACAAGTAGGAGACATAATGGCAAATATGAAAAAACCTGCAATGGCTAAGCCAGCAACAAAGCGTCCAGGTGCTAAGCCAGTACCGCTAGGTACGCCACCTGCACGACCAAAGCGTGGAACACCAGCGCCTCTAGGTACACCACCAGCAAAGCCAGCGGGTCGTCGTCCTGCAAATCCTAAGACTACAAAGAAGTCTCCAGGCAAGATGACTCCGCAGGATGCTGCGATGAAGAAGATCCTCGAAGGCAAATACGGCAAGATTTACGGATAAGGAAAACAATTGTTATCAGTCAAAGAAGTTGACGCTAAGCTCGCACGCTTACGTACTCGCTCATCAGCGCGAGATCAACGTATGCGTGATGTGCTCTCGGTGCGTCAAGGAGACATCTCAAAGGTTTACCCTGCGATGTTCTCAGAGGAATACCCAAAGCCTCTGGTTGCAAACTTCATTGACGTAGCAGCACGTGACTTAGCAGAAGCAATGGCACCACTGCCATCATTTAACTGCTCGGCAACTAATATGGTTTCAGACGCAGCACGCAAGGCTGCAGATACTAGAACTCGTATTGCAAACTTTTATGTAACAAACTCAGACCTACAGCTACAGATGTATACAGCAGCAGACTGGTATAACACCTACGGTCTTGGTATCGGTATGGTTGAGATGGACTTTGAGGATAACAACCCTCGTATCCGTATGCTCAATCCATTCGGTACATACCCAGAGTTAGATCGTTATGGTCGCGTTATGTCTGTTACTCAGGTCATCGTTACCGATGCAGAAACACTAGCAGCACAGTACCCAGAGTATTACGATTTAATCTTAGGTAAAAACCAGTACGCTCTTTCTTCTCCTTATATCTCAATGGTCAAGTACCACGACAAAGACCAGGACTTACTCTACTTGCCAGAGCGTAAGAACCTTGTTCTATCTCGTACACCTAACGTACTAGGTAAGCCAATGGGTTCTGTGGTTATGCGTTCATCTCTTGATGGTGAAGCACGTGGACAGTTTGATGATGTTCTATCTGTACAACTTGCTCGTGCTCGCTTTGCAGTATTGCAGATCCAAGCAGCAGAAAAGTCTATCCAAGCACCTATTGCTATCCCACAGGATGTGCAGGAGTTGGCACTTGGTCCAGATTCAATTATGCGTTCTGCTAACCCACAAGGTATTCGTCGCGTTCCACTAGAACTACCACCTGGAGTCTTTACAGAGTCAGGTGTCCTAGAGCGTGAACTACGTCTAGGTGCTCGTTACCCTGAATCTCGTTCAGGTAACATTGACGCATCAGTTGTAACAGGCCGTGGTGTGCAAGCACTACAGGCTGGCTTTGATACACAGATCAAGGCAGCACAAGCACAGTTTGCTCGTATGTTCCAAGAACTTATCTCTGTTTGCTTTGAAGCAGACGAGAAAATCTTTGGTGGTATTCCAAAGACTATCAAGGGTTCAGATGATGGAACACCTTACGTTCTCAAGTACACACCATCTCGTGACATCAAGGGTGAGTACGGCGTAGATGTACGCTACGGAATTATGTCTGGTATGGACCCAAACCGTGCCATCATTGCTTTACTACAAATGCGCTCAGACAAGCTCGTATCTCGTGACTATGTACGTCGTGAGATTCCAATGGACTTGAATGTTACGCAGGAGGAACAACGTGTTGATATCGAAGAAATGCGCGATTCTTTGCGCGTTGCTGTTGCTCAGTACGCTCAGGCGATACCAGCTCTTGCAGCGCAAGGCCAAGACCCTAGTGAGATTATCACCCGCATTGCGAGTGTTATCCAAGGTCGGCAAAAGGGCCAATCGCTAGAGAGCACAATCGAAAAAGCATTTACACCAGAACCGGCTCCAACCCCACAGATGCCACCAATGGCACCAGGTATGGAGCAACAGCTTCCAGCAGCAGGTGCGGCCCCCGCCCCAGCCTCAGCGCAACCTCCACAAGAACAAGGTGGTATGGCCCCTGCTGCTGGTCAACGTCCCGATATAGCCCAACTACTAGCTGGTATCACCGGCGCAGCATAATCATAAGGAGGTGTAAATATGAACAAAGGATCACGTGCAGCAGCTCCAATGGCTAAGCCAAAGGAAGGCAAGATGGATCACTCAAAGCCAGCAGGCGGCAAGGTAGTACCATCAATGATGCCAGCAGGTCGCAAGGGAAACAAAGTAAAAAAAGGATAATAACTTTTTAATGAGAGGTGTACTGGGCGATGAAAGATGATAACTACATTCCTCGTCCAGTACGCTTGCTCGATCTTGTTGTTGTAGGCGTAGGCTTTATACACAACATAGCATCATCCATTGAAACCTTAACAGGTGAACTAATGGAGTTAGCAATTTATCAATCAAATCATCTTACTCAAACCAACAGGGCTTGGGAAGATATGGCAGTAGATTTAGAAAAACTAGAGGAGGAACAACAGTGAGTATGATGAATCCACTGGCTGGACCAGCAGGTCCAGGTAAGTTCTCCAAACGTACAGACAAATTAGAATTAGGTTCTACAGCATACGGCGAAGGCGTTGAGACACAGGCTATTAAGTCAGGTGCTCCGCTTGCTAAGACCGGCGATGTACGTCCTGCTCGTGCAGGCGATGTACGCGAGGCTGCAGCACAGGGACCTGTAACAGAATTATATGCACCATCACAACGTCCAGATGAACCTATTACATCAGGTATTGATGCAGGTCCAGGTCCAGGTGCTAACGCAATGATGATGAATCCTGTAACTGAAAAGTTATCTGATGTATTAGCAAAGATGATTCCTTACGATCAAACTGGTGAAATTGCAATCTTGTATCAGCGAGCTGCATCACGAGGTCTATAAATGGCGCAGAATAATTTAATTGCTGCGGCAGCACAGGCTGGTCTTACGCCAGGTCAAAAGGCGCAAGTTGACGGTCTGGCTAAATTACTAGATTCACACAAGACTCTTCTTGCTTTGCCTACGCCAGTAGCGCAACAAAAGTTTAGTTCAATGACGCAAGATCAACAGAACGCTCACGTTGCTATGTTTGGTGAATCAGAAGATACACCACCAGAGCAAAAGCGTGGTTGGTTTGGTACAGCTTTTCATTATATGACTACGCCTATCAAGACAGTCATTGGTGGAACCTTTGCAGCATTAAATGAAGTCTCTGACTTTATGACTCGTTTGTATCGCACTGGTGCTATTGCAGTAGACCAAGGTGTAAACATTGGCAAAGCCTTTGAGATTGCAAACGATAAAGGCGATATGGTCTTTAGCCCAGACCGCATCTCCAGAGCTAAGAAAGAATTTGGCAGTGACCTTATCAATGTTGCTATGAAAGTAGCAGGTGGTACTCCACTAGATAAGATTATTGCAGAAGGCACAGAGGCTGAAAAGCAGATTGCTCGTCGTGCAGATCTTCGATACAGCACAGAAGAAGATGTTAATGATTTCCAGAATGCACTAGACAAGGTAAATGCTGCTAAGTATTCTCCAGGTCGCCAGATTGCTAACTTGCTTCCAGGCTCACAAGAAGGCTCAGGTTTTTTATACAAGGGAATCTCAGGATTCTTTGATGCTTCATATCGTATCTTTGCAGACCCAACTTTAATTCTTGGTAAGGCTAAGAAGGCATACGATGCTGGAGACTTCCTACTATTTAATGTTCTTAACAAAGAAAAGTTTAGTTACGGACGTAACCTTTTAGCAACTGCTGGTAATACAGAGAACCTAGATAGAGTTTTTGCACAAAAAGGTGTAGTAGATTTCTTTAATCTATACGGTTCTAAGCTAGATGAACTATCTACCATTCGTAAAACAAGTAAAGACCTACGCGCTCAAGTTGCTTTGTCTGATGAGTTACGCCGTATAGCACCAGAGTTTGGTCCTGCAGCAATAGATGAGTTTATTAAAGCTGGTGTTAAAGACGCAGCAACTGCTAAGAACTACCTACAAAATACCGTAGACGTTAGAAACATTATTAAGGGACAACCTGGACGACAGGTTCCACTTATCCCAACTTTAGATGCTGCTCGTAAAGCACGCATCAATACTCTTCGTACTGCAAACAAAGTATTTAATATTGACAAAGTAGGACAGAAGATTGTTGATACCTTTTATGGTACAGACAAGATTCAGTTTGAAGATATCGCAGCAGGTTTAACAGATGATGTTACAGAACTTGCTGCTGGAGAACGTCAAGTAGGTCGTCTCAAGGGTGCAGATGGTTCAGTGCGTATGTCACTTAACCAGATCCAAGGACGTTTAGACCGCTTTGCACGTAAGTTTGCAACTATCCCATTCTTTCGTGATAACCGTTTTAATGTACTAGCAGATGATGCACCAACACAGGTGTACCGTTTGGCTCGACTTGCTAACTCTCGTTACCACTCAAAGATTATCGCAGAAGCATTTACTGCAGGTAATGAAGGTCAGCGCAAGCAGATCTACGAAGGTGTCTGGTACACGATTGCAACTATTCGTGGTGTAGATAAGTCAGAAGCTGGTAAGACATTCCTACGCAACTTCGGTAGCAAGGGTGTTCCAAAGGCTTACGCAACTCCTACTATTACTCGTGAGCTTGATGAGAACGGTATTGAGATTGCCAAGATTGTAAACCCAGATATGTTGGAAAATGGACAGCGTTCTGCGTTGTTTGATTACCAACTATCTGAATCTATCTCTACTCCTAGTATCCAAGACGTAGACCGTCTTGCTGCTCGTTCAGGAATTATTGATAACGTAGTCGGTGCTTCACAGAAGCAATGGGCAGATGATCTAACTAGCGCGTGGACTTTAGGAACTCTAGCAGGACCAAAGTTTCCAGTACGTAACGCAGCAGAA